TTCGTCCGCGAAGACCCCTCCAAAAACCGTGCCAGAAACAGAGCAAAGTTAAGGATTAAAAATGGCTAACAAAAAAACTCCCAGAGGAAACGCTACTCCTGTTAAAAAAATTAACGGTGAGTACGTCCCTTACCCATACGGTCCAGTACAAAAAGCAAAAGCTAAGTCTAAAAAGAAAAAGCGCAAGTACGCTGCCTAATGACTCCTCTGTTGCCTACTCCTGATCATTACCTATACAACCTAATAACCATGACATCCCCAGAAGCTAAGCGCCTTTGGAGGCGTGCTATCAAAGAGCACTTCAACTGTCAATGTGTTTATTGTGGAGAATCTTATGAATTACATGAACTTACTCTCGACCACGTCCATCCTCGTTCTTTGGGTGGAGAAGATCTTACGAGCAATCTGGTATCCGCTTGTACCCATTGTAATCAGGACAAAGGAAGCAACAACTGGCTAAGCTGGATGCGTGACACATTCGGTACGCATCCTCAACGTGAACAACTAATTATTTCGCACATTAAGTAATGGCTTCAAAAGTTAAACCCGGTACTCCTCACCCTAATAAAGGTGGTTTGGTGATGGGTACTAAAGGACGGTATGTAGCTAAGTCTACATATGCAAAACAAAAAAAGGCAGCAACAGCTAAACCTGCTAAAGCATCCCCACAAAAAGCTTTACCACCTGCAGGTAAGTCTAGTGGCAGTCAACGCCGCTTTCAAGCAGAAGACAAAGCTACTAAAGCAGCACGAGGTACTAAAGGTACACAGACTCGTGCAGGCGGAACATCTAACCTTGCTCGATCTTCAGCTTTATCTAAAGTATCTAGAGTAGCAAAAGCTGGAAGAGTCCTAGGCCCTGCTGCCCTTGCTGTTAGCGGTGCTGCAACAGCTAAAAACTTAGCAGATAGCTTAAAAAGAGGTGAAGGTTTTGCTTCGCTTCCAAAAGTAGCTAGGGCTATTGCTAAGGATAACAGCAAAGCTAATCAAGGAAGAACAGGACGTTCTGGAGCTAAGCGTAGGCAAGCTAATCAACCTAAGTCAGCCTCTACACCTTCTAAAACAACTAGCCGTCAAAAGACTAACCGTCGTGGACGAGTTATAGGTTCTAACAAACCATCAGTTAAACCAGCACGTCGTGGTATGTCTAACATTCCGCCTGGTGAAGGTACAGGTAAAGGCTCACCTAATGATAAAAAGCCAGCTTCTACACCCTCTACTACTAAATCTTCTACACGCTCTACTAAACCTAAAGTTAAAAAGAAGAGTAGTGTTAGCGGCATAGGTCCTGTCAAAAGCGGACGTAGGTATTCTGTTGATGTGTCTGGTAAATCAGTATCAAGACAGAACGTTGACCAACTCCGTAAAATGGGTCCTAACAGCGAGCGTTCTAAAAAGCTTCGTGAAGAAGCTAAGCAAAAATCACTTGCTCAAGGCAAGAAAAACAAAGAACGTAACAAACGTCGTAGGTTCGGACGGGGCTAGAAGCCTCTAGAACCCCTCTTAAACTCCTCTAGGGTGGAATCCTACCTAACACACCCTAGAGGCCCCTTACAAAAGCATATAGAATGCATACAGACTCTCTTGAAGCTAACCTTAGATCAGACTTTAGATACTTTCTTACTGCTGTCTGGGCTCACCTTAAACTTCCACAACCAACCCGTGCTCAACTCTGCATCGCAGAATACCTTCAGCATGGCCCTAAACGATTACAAATCCAAGCCTTCCGTGGTGTAGGTAAAAGCTGGATCACAGCAGCATTTGTTCTATGGACACTCTTTAATAACGCTGATAAAAAGATCATGGTAGTATCTGCATCTAAGGATAGAGCAGACTCCTTCTCAATCTTTTGTCAACGCCTTATCCTTGAGGTAGAATGGCTTGCACACCTAAAACCTAAATCAGATGACCAAAGATGGTCCAGAGTATCCTTCGACGTGGGACCGGCTAAACCTCACCAAGCTCCTTCGGTCAAGTCTGTTGGCATTACTGGTCAGCTTACTGGTAGCCGCGCTGACCTTATGATTCTTGACGACATAGAAGTTCCTGGCAACTCAATGACGGAACTCATGCGGGAGAAATTATTACAACTCTGTACTGAAACTGAATCAATCCTAACACCTAACGCAGACTCTAGAATTATGTTTCTAGGGACTCCTCAAACTACGTTTACAATCTATCGTAAGCTTGCTGAACGTAACTACAGACCCTTTGTTTGGCCCTCCCGTTATCCTAAGAAACTTGCTAACTACGAAGGTCTACTAGCCCCACAACTTGTAGAAGACATTGATAACGGTGCTGAACCCTGGGAAGTAACTGACCCTGACAGATTTAGTAATGATGACCTTATTGAACGTGAAGCAGCAATGGGACGCAGCAACTTTATGTTGCAGTTCATGCTTGACACAACGCTTAGTGATGCCGAGAAGTTCCCACTTAAAATGGCTGACCTTATTGTCACCTCTGTCAATCCTACTACTGCTCCTGAATCCATCATCTGGTGTAGCGACCCCCAAAACATTATCAAGGACGCTCCAACAGTCGGATTACCTGGAGATTATTTCTACTCTCCAATGCAGCACCAAGGATCCTGGGATTCTTACTCCGAGAGCCTCTGCAGCATTGACCCGTCGGGCCGTGGTACAGATGAAACAGCGGCAACTTATATCTCCCAACGCAACGGTTTCCTGTACGTGCATGAAATGCGAGCTTACAGAGACGGGTACAGTGACAATACACTCCTGGACATACTAAGAGGTTGTCGTAAATTTAAAACGACTAAACTCCTTATTGAAACTAACTTTGGTGACGGTATCGTCGCTGAACTCTTTAAAAAACACCTGATCCAAACTAAACAAAACATTGACATCGAAGAAGTCCGCGCTAATGTCAGGAAAGAAGATCGTATCATCGATGCTCTTGAGCCTGTCCTTAATCAACACCGCCTTGTTATTGATCGTGCTGTCATCGATTGGGACTATAACTCAAACCCAAAAGCTGCTCCAGAAGAACGTCTCCTCTATATGCTCTTCTATCAGATGAGTCGCATGTGCAGAGAGAAAGGCGCTGTTAAACACGATGACAGACTTGACTCCCTAGCACAAGGTGTAAAATACTTTACAGATGCTATGGCTATCTCTGCTAACCATGAGATCGCTAAACGTAAATTTGAAGAATGGAAAGACCTAGAACAAGCTTGGAAAGATGACCCTCAGTCAGCCGCTAACCACATGGTTTTTGGTATGACATACAAACAAAGACAAGAAGCTAGAGGTAAGACAAAAAACTCAGTACCTAACTGGGTTTCTAACATTAGATGACGGTAATAGGCCCCTATAACACGGGGAGTGGTGCCCTCGTGTGTGGAAAAAGCGGTCAATTAGGAGAGGGATGACAAACTTTCTCTCTCCTTTACTAATGGAAGATGAGGTGAAGGAGGAACGACTGAACCATCTTCTCTATTAGTTCTTTTTCTTCTTACTCTAGTAAGACTACTAGATACCACATATATATCATATATACTCATATATGCACACCGCTAAACTAATTTCCATTACACCTAAAGCAGAAGAACTCATAGCATACTGTGCAAGAGTATCTAATCCTGCTAACCAAAACAACCTTGAGACAGCACCCCGTCTCCTTAAATACCTTATTAAACATAGGCATTGGTCTCCGTTTGAAATGGCTAACATGGTTGTAGAAATCAAAACAACAAGAGCTATCAGTGCTCAAATCCTTAGACACAGATCATTCTCATTCCAAGAGTTCTCTCAACGGTACTCACAAGTTCAATCTTTACCTCTGCCTCCTCTGCTTCGTAGACAGGATGTTAGTAATAGGCAGAACAGTATTGATGATATACCGTTGGCTGAACAATATGCTTGGCAAGATCAAATAAATGACATGTATAAAAAAATGCATGGATTGTATGACAAGATGATTGATGCTGGTATTGCTAAGGAATGTGCACGAGACGTCCTTCCTATCGGCTCAGAGACGACTTTGTACATGAATGGTACGATTAGGTCTTGGTTACATTACATCGACCTTAGAGCGTCTCCTGAGACCCAGCTAGAGCATCGTACGATTGCTGAAGGTTGTAAGAATCTTATTCATGATGCTATGCCTGCTGTCTATGAAGCTATGTGGTGCTGATTATGTGTACTCTTTTGTTGTCTTTGTTTATTGTAGGGGGCGTTGAGATCGCCCCTGAGGTCTATATGATTGAGTATCTGGAGGGTGGTAGGGTTAGTAGGGTTCTTATTCCTACAGAAGACGCTGCTAGGTGCTTTGAACAGCCTTAAATTTTGACATAATTTTGTCAAGCCTATTCTATATAGCGCCGGATCGCGGCTACCCCCCGTGCCGGCTGCTGGATTGGCACACTGAGGGTACATGGCGGTACATTTGGCACGGAACAGGGGCATATATGTAACGCGCACGTGCATGCGATCGTGTATCTCTCGCGATCTGTCCGCGACCACATGGACAAGTGTCACAAGGTGATGGCACGATGGTCCGGTCGGATGTAGGTTGCTTGCAACGAGATGAGAACCGGAACGCCACCGGTCACACTCACTCGTTACCGTCAGTCATCGACTAGCTCTGACTTGACACAACAGCTATCATTGAGGCACGGCACGCCAGCCGGTAAGCAAACCTCATTCCACCAGTTCATTGCCACCACACTATGAACACCACCAAATTCACCTTCGACCAACTCAACGAGGCTTTGCTCTCTTGCACTCCTTGTTGCCTGACTCATGAGACCAATGAGGATGGCGATCGAGCCTTTGCATTGCGTGACGGCTGCGGCGATCAGATGGGTGATCTCTTTGATGACCTGTTTGATGTGTACGACTACATCAGCAACAACAGCGACGTTTCCAGCTATTTAGCAGATCCTGCTTGATCCAATGTTAACATTCATTGCAGCCATCACCTTTGCAGCCGCTGCCTGCTCTACAGTGCCATCAGTCAGTCTTCTCCTGCTCATGGCTGGGGCTGGCTTCATCATCCTTCAGTTCGCTTTGATCGCATGAGAGTTCACATCACCGTCAAGTCTTCCAACAAAAAGACTGGCCCGATACCTGTCACCACGACAGAATCCTCATCCTGTCCACCATCATGCCCATTCATAGGTAAAGGGTGCTATGCCAAATCAGGGCCCTTAGCTCTGCACTGGCGCAAGGTCAGCAACGGCGAGCGAGGGACAGATTGGCAAGGTCTCTGTGACTTTGTTCAGACTCTCCCTGATCGTCAGCTATGGAGACACAACCAAGCCGGCGACCTGCCGCATGTATTGGGAGACCTTGATCATGCAAAGGTTGCTCACCTTGTAGTTGCTAACACTGGCCGCCGTGGCTACACTTACACCCATCATGCTCTCAACAATCACAACGTTCCGATCCTCAAACGTGCTAATAGCCAGGGTTTCACTGTCAACGTCTCAACGGAATCGTTGCATGACGCTGACGCTGCCGTGGCCTTGGGGTTACCTGCCGTTGCGGTCGTACGGAATGACCAGCCAACGCCTACCCATACACCACGTGGGGTTCGCGTTGTGGTCTGTCCAGCGCAGGAACGAGAGGTATCGTGTGCTGAGTGTGGCCTCTGCGCCCAGGCTGAGCGGACTTGTGTCGTAGCCTTCAAGGCTCATGGCACAGCAGCCAAGACAGTCAACGAGATCGTAGCTTGATTCTCTCCTGGAGGGATGCGCCTAGCATCCTTCTATGAGGGGTTCATCCCTTCATTCCACCATCATCAGCGGCTATGGCCATCGATTACTCGACCATTTACAAGGCTTGCCAGGACGACGAGGAGTACAAAGCTCTTTGCAGTCAGACAAGGGACAAGTTCAAAGAGAAGCAAGCACTCAGGCAGAAACAACGCACAGAGATTAGAAAGATCGTAGTGATGGATTCCCTTGAGGATCTAGCTATGCTCAAGACTGGTCACTGTGAGGGTGAGGATAAAGACGTGGACAAGACGCTTGAAGAGGTTACTGGGATCGACTCAGAGGGGCACTTCTGGCGTTGGAGCCATGCTACAGACCTGTGCTTTGATGCAGTGATCGAAGCGACTGTAAAGGTCAGCAAACTCGAATCAATGCGTGATCTTATTAAGAGTGATATTGAAAAGCTAAATAAAATAAAGGATGCTAGAGAAGCCCGCATCAAGGCTGATCTAGAAGCCAGCGAAGCGAATCAGAACGCACCCGCACAATGAAAGCAGCACCAAAGCATTCAGTCTTAGTTCACGTCCCTGCCCTGCCTGGACAGGATCGGGTCTGGAGACGCAGGACTGTTCTCGTTACCAAACGAGAGTTTGATCAGATCCGCAAGTGGAAGAACAAGGGCTACCAGTCCAAGTCTGCCATGGTTCTTGATCAGTTCAGCCATAGGGTCTACCACGTGAGCACGCAGCCCAACATCTACCTGTAGGTGCTCTGCGGACCCTCACGCATTGTTTGATCAAGGGGAATGGCCCTGGCATCACGCTGGGGCTTTTTAATGCAAACAACCACCATCATCATCATCACGATGACCGCAAGTAAACGCAAACAGCTATCATTTTCTGAAGAAGAGATTAACATCCTAGTTGATGCTCTGCACAATCAATGGTGGATTCGCTATGATCCTGAAGTGGAGAC